AGATGCTAAAGAACAAATGAGAAAAAAAGCAACTGGAATGAAACCAGGACACTCAGATTTTAATATTTATTTGCCTGGTGGAAAAACACTATTTTTTGAGGTTAAAACACCAATAGGAAAACAAAGCGACATACAAAAAAGATTTGAGTTAGAAGTAAACAATTTAGGCTTTGAATATTTTTTAGTTAGATCGCTTGAAGAATTCAAAAAAATAGTTATCTTAGCCGAACAAAACTAAAATTATGAAAGAATTAGAATTACAATTAGAGAAATTAAAAGAAGCAATTGAATTACGTGATCCATATTTACAGATTGATGCAATAGGTAAGTTTGGAGTTGAGTTAATAGAGTTATCTCACGAATTAGGACATAACTTTACAAACTGTGTAAATAGTTATTTAGACGAATTAATATAATGGAAAAAGAACTATTAGATTTCTTTATGTGGTTTAGAACCAACGGAGAAAAATACGTATGCCACCCTATTGAACATATGATTAAGATTTACTTAAACGAAAAAAAATGATTAAATTGATAAAGTGTATTTCATCAGTTCCAAAAATTTTAACATTAAATAAATCATATTTAATTATAAAAGAAACGCCATACGGATATGTTATTAAATTAGATAGTGACGAAATAACACAAGTAGACAAATCAAGATTTATAAAACTATGAAAAATATTTTAATTCAGTTCTTTATGTGGTATATGAAAAATGGAGAAAACCATCAAGAAAAAACAGTTGAGGAGTTAATTCAATTTTATTTAGATGAAAAATATAATAGCAGAAAGTAAATATACAAGTTTAATTGTACAAGTTGAAGAAATGGATGATGAATATTTTACAGGTAGAGTATTAGTAGGAGACAATACTACTAAAGTTGGTGACTTTATAAGTGTTGCAACGGCTACTTTTAACATATCAAATAACGAGCCTAAAAAAGATGAGATAGTTCAGAAAGTTGTAGATAAATTTCAGGAGCGTTCTAAAGTTGGAATTGAAAAATATGGAACTACATTAAAAGATAATAATACAGATGACTTTCATCGACATTTTTCTGAGGAGTTAATGGATGCCTTACTTTACCTTGAAAAGATTAAGGAACAAAAAGATACTTACTTTTTATTGTTAGGTAGATACAATGAATTGTTAGATCAATTTAATAAGTTACAATCTAAAATAAAAGAACTATGTTAATACAACCGATTTTAGATTTACCAAATAGAAAAAATATAATTACAAAACACGGTACACTATCCGACCTTCATAAGGTTGCAATAGAATGGTACAAGTCTGAAAACGACAGTGTTTTTATGCGAGAGTTTGTCATTTATATTGTAAACAATTATAGTACTTTTAAAACAAAAAAATGACAGTGGAAATTTTTGAATGGATTGAAATAATCGTATATGAAAATATCAGATGTGAAAAATATTATTATCTTTATGAACGGATATGCTACAATTGATGAAATTAGAAGAGTATTGCAAAGTAAGGAATATCAAAGCTACTTTTGTAGATGGTATTCTAATAGACCCTTTGCCTATTGTAAAGTCAAATTATAGGGTGAGAAAAGAACCTTACTTTATTGATTTGGCGGTTAAAAGATACGGTTGTAGTACGGTTGTAGATGCAATGTTTAACAAGCAAATGACATTAATCATATGATCTACGAGAAACAAGTCAGACCAGATTTAACACTTTTAGTGGGTGAAAATGCTTTATCGTTATTCGATTACTATGGAGTTAATGAATTGCACGGTTTAAACAAAAAAGATTGCTTAAAACGAATGAATGAAGGTGGTACCTATTTCGATGGATTTCAAAACTTAATACCATACGAAAAAGATCAATACTATTTATTCATTAATAATTCTAGTTTAACCGATAATGAAGTAGATAACTTTGGTTTGATATTCCACGAAAGTACACACTATCAATTTGAAAAGTATTACGATAGTTTAAAAGAAAATGAAGAGCAATTAATAACAGATGCTGAGATATTGGCTAAGGAAATTTATGAAACAATTAGACAAATTAGTTAAAAACCACAAACAGTGGTTATCAATAGCTCGTTCATTTGGTGCTGGTGAAACCTCAGAGGATATTGTGCAGGATATGTATTTAAAAGTTTATGACAATAAGATAAACAAAGAGATAAACTCAGCTTACATTTGGTTAACCTTACGCTCGATTTACTTCGATAAATTAAGATTAGAGAATAAGATTACCACTATATCAATTGATGACGTTAGAGAGATTAAAAATGATGAATTTGATATTAACGAATTTAATTCTTTTACAAAGATAAATACAAAAATTGAAGCCGTTAAATACAAAACACACTATTCAGACGTTATTATTTTGAATAACTACTTTGTGAAAGGTTTATCAATGCGAAAAATAGCTAAGAAATTTAATATAGCTCCTTCAACTGTTTTACGTTCATTAAAGAAAACTAAGGAGAAAATAAGAATTGAGATTGAAGAGGATTATATCGACTATAAAAACAAAGATTATGAAAGAATTTAGAATATTAGAACTTAATGAACTTTATCAACCTCAAATATCAATTGAATTATATAAAGATATTTGGTTTTTTAAAACAAAAAATGAATGGTTTCCAATATCTAAAAATGGTGAAAAATGGCTAGATACTTATGAAGATGCTTTAAATGTTATAAAGGAATATAAAAAAACTGAAAAAAAATATCATTATATAGATTAATTATGGCAAAGAAAAAATGTAAATTAGAAGTGGCAAATCATTTGCCTTTAGAATTAAATGAGATTGAGTTTTTAACTGATTGTTTTTTAAGTGAAGAAATTTCGCCTTTAGAACAACTTAGATTAGTTCAGATATTCAATAGAGTGTTTTCAAAGAACGAGCAACCGACAATGTGTGGTAGTTGTTGGAGAGATTTAATTAAGGAGCTTAAAAAGGTTCTAGATAATCAATAATGATTTTTTTTGATTATGGATAAGAGAAAAAATAACGGAGGTAATGCAGGTTGCGGACGTAAAAGCAAAGCAGAAGAACAAAGCTTAATACAAAAACTTTCTCCCTTGGAAGAACAAGCATTTATTAAACTTTCAGAAGCTATTGATAGTGGTAAAGATTGGGCTATTAAAATGTTTTTTGAATATATGTTTGGTAAACCTAAACAACAAATGGACGTTACTACAATGGGAGAAAAAATATCAAATGTTATCCAATTAGGTAATGGAATAAATCCGAATGAAACTACTAATTAAACAGGAACACGCTACATTTTATTTACAAGATAAAACTACAGAAGAAGTTCTTTATGGTGGTGCGGCTGGAGGAGGTAAATCCGCATTTGGTTGCTTATGGTTAATTTCAATGTGCCAAAACTATCCTAACACTAGATGGTTAATGGGTAGGGCAAAACTTAAAACATTAAAAGAAACTACATTAAACACTTTCTTTGAACTAGCTAGTAAGTTAGATATAGGTAATGAGTTTAATTATAACGCTCAATCAAATGTTATTTACTTTGAGAATGGTAGTGAGATAATACTTAAAGATTTATTCCTATATCCGTCCGATCCTAACTATGACAGTTTAGGTTCATTAGAGATTACTGGAGCGTTTATAGATGAGTGTAACCAAGTTGTGTATAAAGCGTGGCAAATCGTTAAATCTAGGATAAGATATAAATTAACAGAATATAATTTAATACCTAAAATGTTAGGCACTTTAAATCCTGCAAAGAATTGGACTTATAAAGAATTTTATCAACCTTCAAAAAATGGAACATTAAAAGATTATAGAAAGTTCATACAAGCGTTACCACAGGATAACCCACATTTGCACCCATCTTATTTAAAGTCATTATTGCAATTAGATAATAACGCAAAGCAACGTCTTTATTATGGGAATTGGGAATATGATGACGATCCATCTACATTAATTGATATGGACGCTATTATAGACTATTTTAATCCTGTTCATATAAATGATAACGGTAAACATTACATAACTATTGATGTGGCTCGTAAAGGTAAAGATACAACCGTTTACAGGGTGTGGAATGAATGGAAGTGTATTGATGTTGTAATATTTGCTAAAAATACAATAGTAGAAGCATTTGATGAAGCTAGAAAGTTACAAGCTAAATACAATGTACCAAATACTCAAACAATAGCGGATGAGGATGGTGTTGGTGGTGGGCTTGTTGATATGTTAAGATGTCAAGGTTTTATAAATAATAGTAGAGCTTTGAATGGAGAAAACTATGAGAATTTAAAAAGTCAATGCAGTATTTTAATGGCTAAAAAAATACAAGCTAGAGAATGCGGTGAAGTTTCAAATAATACTCATATTAGAGATATAGTAAGTGAAGAAATGGAGCAAATTAAACAAAAGGATATAGACAAAGATACAAGACTAGGAATACTTTCAAAAGATGTTATTAAAGCAAATATAGGACGTTCACCCGATCATTGGGATAGTATAATGATGAGATACTATTTTGAACTTAAACCAAAAGGCAATTATTCAATTTACTAAATACAAATATTAATTTAATCGTTTTAAAATTATGAAATTAGAACTTACAATACCGACAACTTTAGATGAAATTCCATTGATGCATTATCAAAAGTTTATGGAGGTTTCAAAGAATAGCACAGACGACGAATTTGTAGCTCAAAAAATGATACAAATATTTTGTGGAATAGAACTTAATGAAGTTGTTAAAATATCGTTTAATGATATGGTTGAATTGGTTAATCATTTTAACAAATTATTCTCAGAAATACCTAAACTAAAACCTACATTTAAAATAAAAGATTTGGAATTGGGAATTATACCAAATTTTGATAAAATTACGTGGGAGGAATACATTGAACTAGAAGCACAATTTAAAGAGTTTGACACATTCCACAAAGCAATGGCAGTGTTATACCGTCCCGTAATTGAAAAGAATAAACACAATCAATATTTAATTGCACCTTTTAATAACGTAGAGGAATTTGGGGACCTAATGAAATATACACCATTATCAATTGCACTTAGCTCACATCTTTTTTTTTGGAATTTAGAAAGGGAGTTACTACAAGCTACCATCAGTTATTTGGAGATGATGCTGATGAAAATGACGAAAGTCAACAAAGCGATTTTAGTGAAGAAACTCAATTTGGAAAACAATGGGGATGGTATCAGTCAATTTATGCAGTCGCAAAAGGAGATATTAGAAAATTTGATGAAGTCCTCAGAATTGAGCTATTTACCATCCTTAACTTTTTGACATTTGAAAAGCAAAAGAATAGAATTGAAATAAACCAACTTAAAAAAAATAGATTAAAATGAGTGGATATTACGACATAGTTACAAAGTTATACGAAAGTGTAAACAATGATAGTTTAGTTAATCAAACGACAAAGGGAGACCTTGCAGCAGTCTTAACGAATAAACAAAATATGTTTCCGTTGTGCCATATAATGGTAAATAATTCTACATTTGATAAGCAAGTTTTGATCTTTAATATTTCAATCATTTGCATGGATTTGGTAGACTTTAGCAAAGATGAAACGGTTACTTTATACACAGGTAATGACAATGAAGATGACGTAATGAATACTACTTTATCAATTCTTAATAGAGTTTACGAAAGTATGTATAGAGGTTCTTTATTTAGTGATTTATATCAGATTGAAAATGTGGCTAATTGCGAACCTTTTTTCGATAAGTTTGACCAGAATGTGGCGGGTTGGACCATGACTTTTGACGTTATTTGCGAAAACTCAATGTCAATATGTTAGAAACTGAAAAGGAGTTAAAGAAGTTTAGAGACTACGTTATAAAAGAAAGTAGAAGTAATCTTACAAGGCTCAAAAAGAATAGCTCTAAGAAGCTTTATAATAGCTTAAAAGGGGAATACAAGTTAATGGCTAACTCATTTAGTTTGTATTTTTCTATGGAGGATTATGGACATTTTCAGGATAAGGGAGTTAATGGTAAAAAGAAACAATATGGAGCGCCTTATTCATATACAACTAAAATGCCACCACCTAGCAAATTGGATAAATGGATAGTAAGAAAGGGAATTGCGCCACGAAATAAACAAGGTCAATTAATATCTAGAAAATCTTTACAATTCTTAATAGCTCGATCAATATATTTTAACGGAATAAAACCTTCTTTATTTTTCACGAAACCATTTGA